CGCCAAAAACGACGTTGCCGCTTTGGGCCATGAGGACGAAACCGACGTTCGCCTTGTCTTCACCAACGGTGGTGCCGGTGGTGTGCTTGATCGTGCCAGCCTTGATGGGGCCAGAGAAGGTCGTGGTAGCCATGGGGAATCTCCTGTCGTGGCTAAGGTCGGCTCCGGTCTGGAGCCGTCAGGGATCAAGCTCTTTTATACGCTTATTCTCCCCAAATAAAAAGGGCGCCCTAAGGCGCCCTTGATCTCTCAGAGAGAGGAGGTGCTTACGCACCCTCAGAGCCGTAAATGCCTCGGAAGTCGGACCAACCGAAGCTGTAGCGCTCGCGGGCGCGGAAACGCATGTTGCCGGTGTTGAAGTCGGCGTCCATGCTGGTTTCCATCGGGGTGCGCTGGAACATCTTCAGACCTTCACCCATCTCAGTCACGCTGGTCAGGATGAAGAACGCATCGGGATCCGTGAGGTAATGGTTCACGGTGTAACCACCGGGAAGCACACCCGTGTTCCGCAGCGCGTTGATGTCGTTGTCAGCCGTGCCCGAACGCAGGGTGGACTCAAGGATCCGGTCAGCAACGAAGGTCAGCTGCGGCGGAACCACCAGCTTGGTTGCTTGGACAGAGATCGTGAGACCACGGTCGTCGGTGAAGGTGGAGATGTCAATGAGAGCATCCTCAAGGGAGGTCTCGTTGAGATCCGCCATCGTCGTTGCACGGTTGGCCAGCGTGCCGCCACCAGCCAGCGGGTGAGAGGTGTTGATCAGAGACACACCGTCGCCGCCGGTATAGGAGGAGCTGAAGGCGTTGTTCAGAATGTCAGCGCCAAGCACTTCCTTGGTGTTGGCCATGGAGCGAGCCAGGGCCTTGGTGTAACGCTTGCCGAGAGAGTCGTAGAGATTATCCTCAATCGCCTCGGAGGTGAGGGCGAAGGCGAGGGCAATCGTCTGGTGCGTATACCGAGCGGTATAGCTCTCAGAAGCGTTGTCGTAGGTGACCGACTGACCTTCGCTCTTGACCGGAGCGGTGCCAAAGCCGGTGATCAGGACTTCCTCTTCGAAAGCACGCTGAGAATCTTCCATTGCGAAGATCTCTTCATACTCGCGGGAGTAAGAGTCGTAGCTGAGACCAAAGAGGCTGTTGAGTCCAGGCTCCAGCTCTTTAGCCAGTTGGGCGCGTGAGATAGCCATTGACTAAGCCTCCTTATGCTAGACCGGCAGACTTAACACCTGCGATGTGGTTTTGAATGACCACCATCACATTAGTGTTAGCGCTTGCTACGTCGTCGTTGTCGGGATCCTGCGAGATGTCGATTGCCTTGAGCGGGAGAGTCGTGGTGGTTGCACCAGTCGTCACGTCCAACTCCATGTTGGAGCGGCCACTCTTAACGTCACCAGTGGTGGCGTTATCGACGATGTCGAAGTTCCCAAAGAGGTCAGCCACCGGGAAGGCAGCGTCGGCTTGGACTTCGAACACCACATTGGGATCGTCAATGACGAACGCAATGATGTCGGAAGCAGCAATCGAACCGGGATAGTAGTTCTTGAAAACCGTCTCGCCGGTCGTCGGGTCGGTGTACTGGCAACCATTGAACACGCCAACAACGGGAACCGTGCTGGAAGCGGCTGCGCGCTCCACACCACCGCCCGTCACTTGCTTGACGAGGTCACCTTGGAAGATCTTACCTGAGTACCCGCTTGCAATCCGGTAACGGCTTTGACCCCCAGAGAAGGGGGCGCCACCCATCATGCGAGCAGGACGCAGTCCAAAAGCAGCGTCTTTATTCGCCATGTTTATGGCCTCCTAAACGATTTAGTTTCGTCCAAAAGTCACTCGGGTGTCGCGCTGGGGGTCATACTTAACGTAACGGCCATCAGCTCGGGTTTCGTTGAAAATGTTGTTATCCAACGATTCCTTTGCTTGTTGGTTGCGGTTCTCGTAGTAAGCACGCCGCTCCTCGACCGTTTCGTTAGGAATCTTTGCCAGCAGCAGACCCTCGTTGTAGATCACGCCTTCATGCCTGCCGTTGTCCATGGTGGGAAGCTGCCACTCCGGAGGAAGATCGGTGCCACGCACCAACTCCCAACCTTCGCGCACACGGCGAGAAACGTTTGACCGATCCTCGCTTCCCAGCATCGACTCCCGAATCCACCTGTAGGTATAACCAGGGGGCGGAGGCGGGGTTTCCAGCTTACGCACTGGGCGCCACGGTTGTCTGCGAGCGTTTTTAGCGTGAGTCTCGGAATCACGCGATACGCGAACGTTCTTTTCAGTGGTCATTGTCAGATTGCCTCTCTAGCTGCGATTCGTTGTTTTTCCTGCGCCACCCTCTTTAGCCAAGCCTCCTCGGAAAGATTGTGGGGCTTCAAACGCCGCAAACGCTCCAACTCCGACTTTGTGAAAGTCACGCCGCGCTTATTCGGTGTTTTTTGTCGACTGCCAACGGCAGCGGAGGCAACCCTTTGCACCTTGGGTTTATCCTCACCTTGCTCGACATTCCGAACCGGAGTCGCCTCCGATTCGAAACTAGGATAGGCGCGATAAACACGCTTGTCCAATTCTTGATAATACTCGTCTGAGTCCGCTTCGTAACCCTCATTCAACAAATTGAAGTGGGTGAAGTAAGCCAGCTGAGTTGCCGCCAAGGAGTCCGGATCCTCGGTATTCCCATACCAGGGATTGCGCTCATGCCAAGAAAGCGCCTCATTGGTGGGCTTGATCTCTTCCCGCGCAGCCTGCTCTTGATATTGCTGGGGTGCAGCCTGCTGATACTGCTCCTGGGGAGCCGCCGCTGCGGGGGGAGCCTGCCGCGACTTGGCTACGCGCAGCTTCTCCTTCTGGATCGCGATCTCATTCTTGAGCGTGTCAGCCTTGCTCATGAGATCCGCATCACCAGACTTCACCGCCTTGCGATAAATCTCGTCGACCTGCTGCTCTTTGGCCTGAAGAGATTCCTCTTCCTTGTCGAGCATGGCGCGCTGGTAGTGAACCGTCTGCTGCCGGTACTGGGCCAGCTCCTGCTCTTTCTGCATCGCAATGGCTTCAAGGCGAGCGGCCCGCTCCTCCGCCTCCCGGCTCTTTGCGTTCAGCTTGTTGATGCGACGGCTGACTTGCTTGGTGTAGCGCTCCAGCTCGTCCTCAGAAGACGCCTTAGACTCTTCACCCTCCGGTGGATCGTCGGTGACGTTGATCTCAAAATCTTCAGGTTCTGAATTTAGGTTTTCAACGCTCATCGGAAACTCACTATGTCATCGGGGTTTAGGATGGTGCCAATGACCTCATCATCATTGATGATTCGCACCTCGGCTCCATCTTCCAGCTTGAACCGGGCACCGGAATAGCGGCCAATCAAGACCCAATCTCCTTGCTTGCACCAAGGCTTGTGTCCGAACTTGGCCGTCTCCGCGTAGCACAAAGGCCCCATCTTCACGACGTAAGCCACGACCGTGGCCAACGCCTCGCGATCCAGTGTGTCCTTGGTCAGGTGAATCCCGCCTTTGGTGGTTCCCTTCCCCGCGTAGGGCAGCACTAGCATGCGCCAGCCGCTAGGGCTGGGCATCCTTTCCAGAGCACTTTTGTTCAGCAGCGTAGGATCTAAAACCCTATCCTCTGCTGAAACGTAAGCACTCTCAACCGTTAGCTCACTCACCGCGCCTCCTTCATGTGGTTGATGATCTCCTCTTCAACCAAGTCTAGCGCACGAAGCTCGCCTTGCAAATATTTATACGTTTCCATATCTTTCAAGTTTCCTGCCATAAGCAGGTTGGAGATATAGGCACGCCTCTCGTCAATCAACTGACGCAACTTCCCCGCTAAGTCGAAGTGCTCCATCACATTTCCAGATCGTGATGATCCAAGCCCTTCGTAGCTGCGCCGGTTCCGCGAGTCTTGACCACCAACACCTTGGTCTTGGCAGCGCCGCGACCCTTCACCTCGCCGCCCTTCTTGTAGCTGCGGGCTTCTTCCAGGGCGATGGCCACGGCTTGCTTCTGCGGCTTTCCTTCCTTACGAAGCATCGAAATGTTCTCCGAGATCGTCTCTTGGCTCTTGCCTTTCTTCAGCGGCATAGTCCGCCTCCTTCTTGGGTGCCGCCTTGCGACGGCGGCGCTTGGGTTTAACCGGCGCGGCCTCTTCGACCAGCGCCTCCTTTTCCGGTTCAGTCAACACCACTGCAGCGGGCTCAGGCTCAACGCCTGCAATGCGGGCCAGCTTTGCTTCAAGGCGCTCTAGGTAAGCCTGATGCTTCTTGGCTTTCTCTTCGGCGGCGCGTGCAAACTCTTTCTGCTCCGATTCCCGAAGCAAGGCTTTCTCTTTACGAAGGAGCGCTCGACGCTCCAGTTGCATTGAGCTAGGCAAAGTCACCTCCAAATTTCGCTTGCAGCTCCAGCAGCTTCAACCGGGCTTGCTGCTCCAGTCGTTCACGGGAGATCTGCGTCTTGTCATCGGCATTCTCGGAATTGAGCCGTAGCCGCTCGCGAGCCAGCTCGTTCTCCAGCAGCTTCTCCTGCATGCGCTGATCTTGCTTGGCGACAAACTGCGCATTGTCAGCCTCAAGCTCACGCTCGCGCAGCTCGGTTTCCTTCTCGCGGATCCGAACCAGCGGATCTTCCTGCGAGCCCTGGCCAATGCTGAGCATCAGCTCCTGCGTCATCTGGGCAAGGATCGGCGAAGAAAACTGCTCAATCATCATCTGCATCTGGCTTTGCATCTGCATCATCTGATCGGGCGGGATCTGTCCAGCCTGAGCCATGAGCTGATCGATCTGCTGCTGCATCTCAGGCGGCAGCTGCTCCTGCGCCATCTGACCGGCCAAGAACTGCAGGTGCTGCATCATGTGGCTGATGATGAGCGACTGCAGCTGCGGATTGGTCTTCACAACCTCAGTGAGGAACAGGTTCCGGTGCGCCTCAATGTGAGCGCGGTGGTTCTGCTGCTCAAAGGCTTGGGCAGGCTGACCAATCAGCAGCCCCGCGTTCTCCAAACCAGCGTCCACCGGCATGGGCGGCTGCGGTTGGGGCGGGGGCTGAAGCAGGGAGTCAATGTCATCAACCCCAAGGGCTGCGTACATCCGGCGATAGGCTTCATAAATGCCCTGGGGGCCATGGATCTGAGGATTCGATTGCACCAGCTGCATCAGCTCCTGAGCCATGGTGATCCGCTGGCTCTGGGAGAAGATGTTGGGATCCGAAACCGGGATCACGTCCACTCGGCCATCAAAGTCCGCTTGCATGACCTCGGAGGGACCGCTGCCCGTCTGGTAGGGGTAAACCGGCGGCAGGTACTCGGCAAAGACGCGGGCCAGGGCTTGGAACTCTAAGCGCTGGCTGTAATGAA